AAGATTTAAAGTACAAAACTAAGAATGAACGCAAGGTACTATTGAAAGCTGAGAGCTCACAAAAAGGTACTTCTAAAAAAGTAAGCTACCAATATGGGGAAGAGGGAGGAGGCGAACGCACTTTGCACGCTCCTACCAACCTTACATTGGAAGAGCTAAAAGCCTTTACCGAAAAGACTTATAACAGTTCAGTATTCGACGGTTACGAGGGGACTTTAGAGGGTTTTGGCTACCCACGTACTCAAGTGGGCGATACTATAGCCCTTACCGATCCTAACTATCCCGACAAACACCGCGACGGACTGTATTTGTTAGAAAGCGTAACTACCTTGCTCAACGCACAAGACGGCTTTAAGCGCAAAAGCAAGCTGTCAATGAAACTCTCAAACACTAATAGCACAGACACTACAGAACTATGGAACAAGCCCTTACAACCGCAATTACTACCCTAAATCATCGCAAAAAGCAGGTTACCTCTGTAGGTGTGGTGAGTCGTATCGAGGGGAATACCTGTGAGGTGGAGAGGGAAGATTTACCTCTGCTGTTAGATGTGCGTTTAAACGCTGTTCAAGGGGTATTTGAAAACTGTTTAAACATAGTGCCTAAGATAGGTTCGCAGGTGCTGTGTTTGGAGGTTGAGGGCGAACCCTCCGAAACCTGTATAGTTGGTTATACCGAGATTGATAGTATAGAAGTAAAGATTGATGGTGCAGTAGTGAAGATAGCTAAAGGGAAGATACAGATAAAAAACAATTTTGCTAACCTCAAACAGTTATTGAGTGAGTGGCTTACCGAGCTTAAAACGGTAGTGATACAAACCCCTGCAGGTGTTGGTAATTTTTCACCTAACAACGTGGCAAAGTTCAGTGAGTTAGAAAGTAAAATTAATCAGTTATTAGAATGATATGGCACGAAAAGACTTGTTGTTAGATACTGTAGGCAATTTAGTAATTGAGGAGGGTGATTTTGTAATTGAGTCCTCGGATATGCAACACATAAAGCATATAGTGGAAGCACAGAAAGGGGAATTTAAAGAGTTTCCTTTTATGGGGTTTGGTGTAGAGAACTACCTGAAAACAAACACTAACCCTTTAGCCTTTAAACGAGACCTAAAAATACAATTAGAATACGACGATTACAAGAATGCTACCATAGACCTCTCAAAAGGCTATGAAGAGTTAAAAATAAACCTATAAACGCACTATGGCACTAAACAAACAAGCCCTTCAACAAGGCATTATCCGCCTGCAACAAGATATGCAGCGCAAAACCGATGCAAGTATGGAAGAGTATGCCGAACGCTTAGCCTCTCTTATTGATGACTTTGTTAAGAGTGGCGAGGTAACCGTAGCCGCAGGTATATCTGTAAGCACGGCAGGTACAGCCACCGCCCAAACTGGTGCTACTAACAGTACTGGAACGGGTACAATAAGTTAAAAACAAAATAATAATATGATAAAACTCAACTACATCTTACAAGGCTTTGGCTTTAGGGACTCTAACGAATTCTTACGCTCATCCTTTGGTCACACCTTTTCAATGCTATTTATCAAAATGGACGTTATACTATCATTACTATTTGCCACCGTGCACTTCTTATTTGGTTTCAACCATTTATTCCTAACCGCTTATGTAGTGTTACTTATCTTTGAGTGGATCACTGGGGTACAAGCCTCCCGAAAGAGGGGCGAGAAGCACGAGAGTCGCAAGTTTGGGCGTATGCTCCTGAAAATAGCCACCTATCTTGTACCTATTTATATATTGCATACCTTCTCGGCTAATGTAGAGTTTCCAAGTCTTGGAGGTTTTGAGTTCGACCCCTTTCATTGGTTGTATTGGGTAGTTCTCATAGCTATTATATGGCAACTCGTGGTGAGTCTCTTGGAGAACTTAGATTGTTTAGGATTTCGATTTGCAAAGGTGCTGCTCAAGATTATTAATAAAAAATTCTATAAGACTTTTGAATTAGATGACAATAACAGCCCTACATAATCAGTCACTATTAGACCTCGCTCTACAGCATACAGGCACAATAGAAAGCGTCTTTGAGTTTGCCGAAGCCAACTCTATTAACATCACTGATGATGTGCAAGCGGGCAAAACCTTAGTATTACCTGCAGAGGTATTTAGCAATAAAGATATACTAAACTACTACATCGCAAAGAACTTACAGCCCGCAACTGCCTTTTCTAAGGAAGATGAACAAGTTGCTAAACGCCTTGAGGGTATCAGTATTTGGGCGATTAACTTAGACTTTGTAGTAACACAACAATAACTATGGCACGAAGCATTCAAGAGATACAAAACCTTATCCTGCAAGCCAAAGCACAAGAGCCTGCATTGGAAAGTCTCAATAGCACTTCCAAAGTAGCGATTTGGCGCTTGTGGGTCTATATTATAGCGGTGGCAATATGGAGCTTAGAGAAGCTATTCGACCATCATAGAGCGGATATAGACAAACGCCTTACCGAACTCAAACCCCACACAGCACGTTGGTACAGAAGCAAAGCCCTTGCCTTCCAATACGGGTTTGACCTATTGCCCGACAGCGATAAGTTCAATAACCAAGGACATACAGAGGAACAGATAGAAGCCAGCAAGATAGTGAAGTACTCGGCAGTGATAGAAAGCAAAAACGAGGGGCGTTTGATAGTCAAAATAGCAGGCGAACAGGGCGACACGCTCCAACCTATCAGTGATGCCCAAAAGCAAGCCTTTGCCGCCTACTTGCAAGAAATCAAAGACGCGGGCGTACGCCTATCGGTAGTGAACTATCAGCCCGATATACTGCACCTGCAAATGAAAATCGTCTATGACCCTTTGGTATTAGATAGTAACGGACAAAGTATCATCCACGCTACCAAGCCAGTAGAAGAGGCTATAAAAAGCTACTTAAAAAGGTTGCCATTCAATGGTGAGCTCGTATTAGCACACCTTATTGATGCGCTACAACAAGCCGAAGGAGTGAAAATACCGCATTTGGTATTGGCACAAAGTAAGAACATCACCAGTAGTGGAGACTACGGAGCTTTTGAAACGATAGAGATAAGCAAAATACCCACCGCGGGCTACTTTACCATTGATAACTTTAACGACATCTCTTATGTCAGCAATGTATAACCTAAACATCGACAAACTACTTGTACTGCTTACCCCCACCTTTTTGCGAAAGCCGAAGCTCATAGCGTGGTTGCGTATGTTGGCAACGCCTTTTCACAAACTGCTGTACGACTTTCAGCGAGCTCGCCAAGCCGACTTGTACAACTTGGCACACAACAGCCAAGTATGCTATTTGCGCAAGGCTCTTAATGATGAGTTTGATGACGAACAACGGCGTATCCGTATCGAGGACGGCAGGCAGAAACAAAGATTGTATATCTATCCCCGCAGTGCTAATAAACCCCTATATTTAGGCAAAATCTTCCTCTATCAACGAGGTAGTTACATTGACGGCGGAGTAGATTTTATAGTAGTCCTCCCCAAGGACTTAACATACGACAAATATAAACTTGAAGCCCTCGTGAACTTCTACAAGCTCGCGGGCAAACGATGGGAGATAAATCATAACTAAAACCGTTACCCCGTGCGGATTGCCCCTCTCTTTCGGGGAGGGGAACGGGGAGAGGATTATGAATACAATAAATACAGAACACAACGCAGGCTATCCTTTTGATGTGGCGTTCCTTGCCTTTATGCAGAACAGCTACCGCCTCTTCAATAGCTTAGGAAGTATGGCAGGCAATAAGGCAATTATCTCAGGTTGCGAGGAGATAGGCAACACCATCACCCCTGGCACTGTCTTTATTAATGGAGAACTTTTCCCCTTTGAAGGAGGTGCGAAAGGAGATACCGTTATCATCAAAGAGGAAACTAACGAAGTAACCTTTGACGATGGCTTCCTCCGTCCCTTAGAAAACATTCGCACAGCCGCTTTTGGTCTCTCTACCCCCGAAAAGACTTACAATTGGGAAGACTTTCAACGCGTTACTAACCTACAAAATTTAGGAAAAAATAAAGCCGAAAATAAAGCGTTGAAAGAGTTAAAAGACGAAGTCGAAAAACTCAAAAAACAAAAGCAAGCCGTGCCTATTGGACTCATCGCCTTATGGGGTAAACCAGCGAATGAAATACCCACAGGCTGGAGAGAATACGTGAACCTGCGAGGTAAAATGCCGATAGGTCTTGACCCTGACTACGTTAAGAAACCCGAAGATGTTCAAGACTATGGTCTTAATCAGATCCTTAAACAAGGAGGCGAACGTTCTCACAAACTCACTATTGAGGAAATGCCTGCTCACAATCACCAACAAGGTAGTGAGAGTCTCTACAATCGTTATGGAGGAGGAGGGCTTTTAGGAGGGCGTAATTGGAATAGTGGTACATATGATGCTTATTATAATCAAAATACCTCCTCAGTTGGTGGCGACCAGCCCCATAACAATATGCCACCTTACCGCGTGGTGCAATTCATAGAGTACATCGGCTTTAACTAATAAGTAATAACTTAATATTTTTAGTAATATGACACCAAAAAAGACATTAAAAAAGTGGTTTTCTAACTTAATGAAACCCGCGCAAGAACATTTCGCTGCTTGGATTGACAGTTTTTGGCATAAAAGCGAACAAATTCCAATGAGCAACATTGAGGGGCTTAGCAGAGCAATTGAGAGCACCGCCTCAGCAGGGCAGCTGCTCAATCACATCAATGACACCAATGCCCACCGTGCCCTCTTCGATGAGTTGAAAAACCAAATACAAGCCATTCATACCATCTTACAAGTAGATGATGTAAACCTCGACACCTTGCAGGAAATTGTTACTCTTCTAAAATCTAATACCAAGCTACAAGAGCTCATCGACAAAAAAGTAAACAAAGAGGAAGGCAAAGGTTTATCATCTAATGATTTCACCAACGAGCTCAAGCAGAAGTTAGAAGGCTTGCAGCCTACCGATATATCAAGCTTACTACCCAAAGGCGGATATGACGGCACGGGGCAACAACTGAAAGAGGCTATTGACGGATTGCAAACCAAAATGGGACAAGTAGAGACTACCCTAAGCGTAGACGACACCTCCCTTGATACTCTTCAAGAAATTGTTACCCAAGTTAAGAACAACAAGGATTTAGCAACAATAATAAATGGAAAAATGGATAAAGACGAATTTTTTGAAAAATTAAAACAACTCGTTAGTTTTTTTGAAAATT